GAATTAAACGGTGGCACATATTATGCTAACGTTTTGACTGCAAATACATTCTCATTATATTCAGATACAAGTTTAACAACTCCAGTAGATACCTCAGCATTTACTGATTATGCATTTTCAAGTGTTGCATCAACAGATACTTCAAACAAAAGAATTACTGTAGGTAATTCACAAGTATTTTCATTGAATGACCCTGTTAGATTTACAGGTAACATGGATAGTGCAACTTCATTAATAGATACGATTAGCACTTACTATATTAATGCATTACCTACAACAACAACTATTGTACTTTCTGATACTCTTTATGCAAATGGTGTTGCAGGACCTGAAAAGCCAATTGGCACAACAACAGGATTAACAGCAAATGTATATGGTGTTGGTGGTAGAGCAGTTGCATCAGTAGGCGGTGGAACAGGTGGATCAGCGGCTCAGGGTAGTAATACAAGTGTGCAATATAATAACTCAGGTGTCATCGATGGCGATGGAGATTTTACTTGGGACTTTAGTGCAGGTAAAACTTTAACTGTTAATGGTAATGCAAACGTAGGAAACTTAAATGCAACTGGAGCAGTCACATCATCCAGACTATTTTCAAATGTAGCAACAGGTACGACACCTATTGTCGTAGACTCTACTACACGTGTAGCAAATTTAAATGTTGATTATGCTAATGTAGCAGACAACAGTGTAGTAGGAAATCTTACTACAGGAAATTACTTCCCGGCATTAGTATCTACTTCTGCAACAGGTAATAAACCACTTAATGTCAGCGGTAGTTATACATTTGATACTGCTAATGCAAAATTCGTATCAGGTAATGTCGAAGCAACATATGATGTTTCAGGTTCAACATTGACTGGTGCACTTACAACAGCCGCACAACCAAATGTTACTAGTCTCGGCACACTTTCAAGTTTAGAAGTAGCAGGAGACATTACACCAGATGCAAATGTTTCTTATGATTTAGGAAACAATACAAATAGATTTAGAGATTTATATCTTTCAGGGTCGTCTATCACTTTAGGCTTCCAAGAAATCACATCAAATGCAACGCACACAACATTTACTAATAGAGTAGCCGCAGATCAGTTCATAGGGAACGTTGTAGGTATTTTATCAGGAGATGCAGGCAACATTTCAAACGTGCAAGGAGCAAACGTTGCAGGTCAAGTTAACTTTGCCGCGACTGCTAATGCAGTTGCTGGCGCAAATGTATCAGGTACTGTAGCATTAGCATCAGTAGCCGCTACAGTGTCAGGCGCCGCACAAGCCAACATTACATCAGTTGGTACACTATCATCATTAACTGTTTCTGCAAATGTTGATGCGGGAAATGTTAATGCAACAGGAAAAGTATTTGCCCCAACAATAGAAGGTACGGAAGTTGTTACAGGAACTGGTGGACTTTCAATGCCATCTGGTGGTAACATCGCAGGTAATGGAAGTGTTAATCTTACTGGTATTGCAAATATTGCCGGAACCGGCTCTATAAGTGGATTTGACGTAAGTGCAAGTTCAGTAGACACAACAACACTTACAGCAACAGCACTTACATCAGGTGGAAACACAATATCAGGTTCAATAACAGGTAACTGGACATTGACTGCAGGATCTAAATTAGAAGCAACTTATGCTGACTTAGCAGAATACTATGAAGGTGATGCAGAATACGAAGAAGGAACAGTTTTATGTTTCGGTGGAGAAAAAGAAGTTCATCTTTCTAGTGAAGTAGGTAGCAGACGAGTAGCAGGTGTTGTATCAACTAATCCAGCATATCTTATGAATGCAGAATGTTCTGGTAAGAAAGTGGCTATAGCACTACAAGGTAGAGTACCATGTAAAGTAACAGGCACATGTGAAAAAGGAGACATCATGGTAAGTGATGGTCAAGGTGGTGCTACTGCTTGGTATCATGTTGCTACTATAATGCATCCTGGCATGACTTTAGGTAAGGCCATCGAAGACAAAACTGCTAAAGAAATGTCTATTATTGAGGTAGCAGTCGGTCGTCTCTAACCAACGTTTTTACGCAAAAACTATAAATACATATGAATGTTCTTGTTTTGTAAGATAACATCAAACGAGACTTATGCGGTGCCCGCCGCGTAGACCTAGAACGTCACTCACTAATATTATATAAGGAGATCAAAAAATGGGACGACCAATGAAAACATCGAAAAATTCTGATGTTGATACCACATATAACAACCCGGCAGGTTTATCAAACACTTACCGTATTGTTGCTGGTAACACAACTCAGACAGGGCCTCAAACTGTATGTAGATGCAAAGTAGGCTCTAACATAGAAGGCGACGGCTTTATTATCAGACAAAAAGGTGCTAGAAAGTATCTTGTTGATGATGGTTCCGGAAACCAAGGTATTTGTACTTTAGCGGATTCGGCTGATGGTGCATTAGCAGACAACACTATGACTGTTACTGTAACTTTAGACGATCTAAGTACTGTAAGATTAGAAAGAATTAAAGGATCAGGACGTGCATTAGACTTTTCTGGCAACCCTTACATCATATCTTTCAATACAGCATATCCTGCAGATACATACGGTGGACAACCTTACCCGATTGTAACAGTTGAATCTTTATAATCTGAGGGGTTTATAAATGGCACAGAGCAACGCACAAAAGCAATTACAACAGTACGACACTGATATTGCGGTTCTCAAAGTCGAATTTAAAAACTTGGATGAAAAGTTTGATACTGCATTAAATGATGTTAAACATGATATTAAAGAATGTGAAACATTAATTAAAGAAGGCACAGCATCAACTCATAAACTCTTAACTGACTTTCAGAAGTCAAACCAAGAGTCACACGACAACATGGCGCAAAAAATTACTGCGTTAGAACGTTGGAGATGGATGCTTATCGGAGCAGGTATGGTGGCAGGAACTCTAGGCTATTCAGTCATTGAGTTTTGGATGTCGCACTAAATCATATTTAGGTTAAGAAGGGGTGCTAGTCGCCCTTTCTTTTTGGGTATGTAGCCTGAAACCGCATAATGTAGCCTGTGAGCAACGTTATTTGAAGACATCTAAAGACACTACTATATGTTTTGTGGCGTCTTAGAACGTCTCTGAGGGCTTTCTATAAGTTCTTTAGACTAGATAACTTGTCTACTACGTTATCGATATTGATTGTAGAGAATAATCCGGGGTGTAGAGGTTTTGGGTATTTGTCACCACCTACCCAAGCATACCCACAATGTTCGTCATTAAGAATTGGGGAAAATTCTTTTTCAATCTCACAAAAAAAGGTGTGATATGCAAATGTATTATTGACAAATTTTTGTATAGGTACTAATTTAAAATCATCTTCCCAATGTGCAATTTCTTCTAAACACTCTCTTTTTAATCCTGCTAATAAAGTTTCATTCCTTTCAATCTTGCCCCCTGGTATAGACCATGTAGGGTTTTTAGATTCGTTTCTTAAAAGATATAGAGATCGTTTGGTAGATTTACAATAAAAGAAAATACCAGCAGATTGATTTATAATAATCGCCATACAATTATTTAGTAAGTGACAGGGTGCCTCTTAAATAACTATACTGTAATCACCTTCGTTGTAATAGCCTTCGTAAGACTTCATCCATTGTGCAGGTAAACCGGGCTGAGTAGAATCAGCAGGTGTCGCCGCCCAACGATATTGAATTTCTGTGGTTAAATTAGTTACATACTCAAGTTCATCTTTGTTGATGACAGAATCAAATGCAACAAACCAAGTCATAATGTCTGCGTTAAATTGTATAATGTCATTTGCTTTTGCTTCTACTACAGTGTATACAGTACCTGTGCCTTCTGGTTGTACATTATTCATTGTGAACTGGGTGCCTATATTATTATCTGGAGCACCATAGTATCTGAAATCAGTTGTACCTATAGTAGCAATTTGATACAGTGTACCAGGGCTCATTGTTGTTGCAACTTGTGATTCAGGCAACGTTGATGTACCTGTCTGACTACCTATAATTGTTCCCCATGATGAAGTTTGATAACCGATGTCTTGTGTTAACAAATATCTAACATTAGGAATAGGTCCGGGTAGTCCGTTGTTTGGTCCTGATACCTGAGGATTGATAACTGATTGTACAGGGTCTAATGTATTTTGTGGTAATGTATCTTCATCAACATTATAAATTAAATAACGATCATCAAGAGGGTCGATAACAATCGTTCCCATAATTTCTGTTTCCATATATGGATTTTGCAATGCA